CCGAAGGTGGCACAGTCGCCTCAACGCATGGTTTCCTTACGACGCCTACGCATCTTGCGGTGGCGTTGGAGAAGACCATGCCAAGAGAGGGTCTCAGTGCGGGAGCGGCGGCTATGGACTGCAAGCTTTACTCGCAGACCACCGTGCCCACGCACTTCTCCGTGATTCTGACGACCCGCGAAAGGCGGGCTGTCGAGAGATTCATGGAGGCCCTTATGAGGCGGTCGACTTCACCGAACCCGGGGCGGAGCAACCCGTAAGGGTTATATCCGTCCCTAAGACCCTCAAGCGCCCGAGGATCATTGCCATTGAGCCTGCGTGCATGCAATACACGCAGCAAGGGGTTATGGTCTCATTGGTGAAAGCCATAGAGGCCCACCCCCTTACGGCTGGGCAGCTTAACTTTACTGACCAGACCGTCAATCGCAATCTCGCTCTGAGTGCGTCGAAGCGTGGTGACTTTGCCACGTTAGACCTCTCTGAGGCGAGTGACCGGGTGCACAAGGACCTTGTCTACGCCATGCTGAGTGTTGTCCCTGACTTAAGGGACGCCATTTTCGCATGTCGTAGCACAAGGGCAAGCTTGCCCAGCTCGAAAACGATAGAGCTGGAAAAGTTTGCGTCGATGGGTTCGGCGCTGTGCTTCCCGATGGAGAGCATGGCTTTCTTTGCCCTGCTAATCCTCTCGGATTGCATAGCGTCTGGACGGCCGCTTACGCGCCGCAGCGTTGAGAACGCGGCCAAGCGCGTATTTGTTTACGGGGACGACTTAATTGTTCCCGTAGACAAGGTGGAATCTGCTCAACGAACCCTAAGTGCATTCGCACTGAAGGTGAACGTCCATAAGACTTTTGGGACTGGAAAGTTCCGTGAGTCCTGTGGAATGGATGCATATGACGGAGAAGACGTAACACCTGTCTATCTTCGCCGCATGCCTCCTATGAGCAGACGGAGCGCTCCTGAGGTGATCTCATTCGTCTCGTTCGCCAACCTTCTCTACAAGAGAGGGTGGTGGACGACTGCGAGACGCGTCCGTGAAAAGGTGGAGGCCATACTTGGGCCCCTGCCACACGTGACGGAGTCATCTCCATGCTTGGGCTGGGAGTCGGTGGATAACCGCTACTCAGTCACCAAGTGGGACACCAACCTCCATGCCTGGAAAGTTAAGGCATGGTACGTTAGGCCCCTGGAGCGGCGTGACCCACTCGATGGGTATGCTGCTCTCCTGAAGTTCTTTCTCAAGAGGGGCAACGACCCTATCTTGGGCAAGCACTTGGAACGCAC